CGCGCCAGCAGCACCGGCGAACGCCGGGCATCGCCCAGCCGCCACGCTCCGCCGCCGAGGTCATCGATGCCATCGCGACTTTCAATACCGAGCGCGAGGCGCATCTTCTGGCGCAGCCAATCCTCATCCAAGACCAGCGCCGCACCATCGGCGGCCTCGACGGTCACTGGCCCGCAGTCCGGGCAACGGCACATCCGTCCGCCACGACCATCGCTCCACACCTGCGCCCGATGCTGTTGGCAGTGCGGGCACAGCACGAAGGACTGATCCATGACCGTCGGCTTGACCGCCTTGCCGAGTATGGACAGCGCCACTGCCTCGCGCGGCGACAACATGGCGCGCAGTACAGGCGTGCCACCCGCGAACAGGCGGCAGATCAAGGCCCAAGCGTCGTGCGTCGCCATCGTCAGTCCTCGATCACTGGGGTTGAACCAACGGCATCCGTTTCCGGCGGCATTTCGTGCGCGCTCAGGGTTTGGCCCTTCTGCAAGATGCCGACCGCGACCAGATAGCCTTCCAGTTGCGCCTGCATCTTGGCGTCGAATTTGTTGAGGTTCAGCCGCCCTTTGCTGGTCACTTCGATGCTGACCACCTTGGGCCGTGTGCGTCCTGGCTCTGGCGGGTAGTACAGATTGACCTGCGCCGCCGTCACCGCCCAGTTGCCTTCCAACGGGCCGGGCAGTTGTTCCTTCAGCAACTCATGCACCGAACGCTGCTGACTGGCCTGCATCGCGGTGCACTCGATTTTCAGATCACCGCCCGGGCTGAGGAGAGTGAGCGCCTTGAGTTGCACCAGCGAAAACCCATCCTCGAACACCTCCGGCACGTCGAAGCCGGTGCGCAACATCGACAAATCCAGGGTCGGCGGTTTGATTTTCTGGGCATGGGCTTTGACACCCAGCACATGCTCGGCGAAGGCATCGATCAGCATCTGCTGGTACTTCGCCCCACCACGCACCAGCGCGCGCACGACGCCGGTGGTCTCGGAATATTCCAGCGCCAGCGGGATGTTGGGATTGCCGATGCGGCGCGTCAGCGTCACGCCTTCGAACTCCAGCCGCAACATGGCCGAATCCTTGACGTGAACGATCAGCAAGTGGATGCCGGGCGTGCGCGTCACCAGATAGGCCACGCTGCCGTCCCCGCATTGCAGCTCGCGCTTGTAAAAGGCCGAGATGCTGTGGCGCAATCCGGCCAGCGCAGTGTCGCTACCGATGGGCTTGCGCTTCAACCCCATGTCATAGTGTTGCGCTTGTGAACCGTGGTGTTCCCAATGGTCGAAATCGCAGGCGCGCTCGAACAGCGCCGGGTGGTGAGCATAGAGCCAGAACGAACGGTGCAGATCACTGGAGCACAAGGCCAGACCGGACAAGGCGGCCGCATCATCGACGGCCGCCTCAAACATCGCCTGCTTGCCTGCCGCATCACCCAACTGGACGCTGGCATTGAGGTTGGCTGCCATGCGGTCACGGGCATCAGCATCCGGCCAAACCTTGATTGCCTCCACCAGGAACTGGCTGGTCTCTGGCGTATCGTCCCACGCGAACCCGTTCGGCACGGGCAGGCCATGTGAGGTCAGGAAGTCGCGCAGCGTGGCATCCACCGGCAGCTCGAGCATCACGTCGACAAAGGTTTTCTTCATCTTGTTCGTCCTTTCTGGATCGGCGTCGGAGGTCTGCGACCGGGGATCGGGCTGCACGGGCCAGCGACAGGGTTTCTGAACATGAGTATCATGAAAGTAAAGCCACGAGATACAAGCGCGATTCTGTTCCCCGCATTCCCGCTTGTCAATCAATGCGGTACATCTGGCGATAACTGGTATCTTGTTGCTATACTTTCGGGCTTGTTGAGAACACCGCACTGACAGGAGGAATCGATGGCTTCGGCATTCGGGGCACGCCTGCGGCGCTTGCGCGAGGCAAAGAATCTGACGCTGCAACAGGTCGCCGACGCGGTCGGCTGCACCAAGGCCTACATCTGGGAACTGGAGATGAAGGACGGGCAGCGTCCCTCCGCCGAGCGGATTCAGAAGATCGCTCAGGTGCTCGGCGTGACGATGGAGGACGTGATGGGCACGCCCATGCAGCAGGCACCGGAGGCCAGCCCCGAGGACGTGGCCTTCTTCCGTGAGTACGCCGGGATGGCCGATGAGGAGAAGGATCGTTACCGGCAGGCGCTCAAGATCATGTTCCCCGATAAGAGCGACGGCGGGGACTGACGATTGAGCACGCCGCAAGCTCTCACTGGTTCGATTGCCGCCAGCCACGTCATCAAGTGGCTGCGGGCGTGGTACAGCACAGGCATGCCCGACGCCATCGACCTCGAGATCGTGCGGCAGATGCTGCCGAGCACGCCCTACGGCAGCGGCGTTCGGGAGATCAAACAGCCGGTGCAGTTCAACGACGATGCTTTCGAGGGGATGCTGGCGCGCGACCCCAATGACCACGAGGTGTGGGGCATCGCTTACAACGGCAAATCGCGCCCGGAACGCCAACGCTTCACCATCGCTCACGAGCTGGGTCACTTCATTCTGCATCGCGGTCAACAGCAGAACTTCAACTGCGACAAGCAGAGCGTTCACACCGGCATCGAGACGCTCCGCGACATCGAGCGGGAAGCCGACGACTTCGCCAGCAACTTGCTGATGCCTGGCGATCTGCTGCGCGCATGGATTTCCAACCAGCGCATCGACTTCCGCGTCCTCGGTGACATCGCCGAGCGTTTCAACGTCTCGCTGGAGGCGCTGTGCATCCGCTACATCAAGTTCACGACGGAACGCGCCATCCTCGTGTATTGGGACAACGGCTACATGAAGTACGAGTGGCGCAGCGGCAGCGCGAGACGGACGCGGGCGCGCATTCGGCGCAACGGCGAGCCGGTGGAACCCATGCCGGGCACGCTGGCCGCTGACGCCAGCATCGCGCAGGAGTGGGACGGTACGGAGATGTCCGCCGCGATCTGGTGCCCGGAAGAAGCGCCGCACATGAGGCTGCGCGAGCTCAAGCACACCTTCGCCGGGCGTGACCGTGTCCTCACGCTGCTTCTGCTCGAAAGCGCCGAACCGCGTTCGTGGGATCGGTCGTGGCACGATGAAGATGCCGAAGACTGCGCCGACAGATTCGCATCCAGCGGTCAGTTCCCGGTTCGATGAAGAGCGGTCTGACATGACGACATTGCCTGCCGATGATGCATTGACAGCGCAGCAACGTGAGGTTCAGCGATTTCTGGGCCGCTGCTTGCTGCGTCTGCAGCAGTACGAAAAGTTGATGAAGGCCATCGTGGCCCACCACGAAATCTCTGCCACTGGATTACCGCTGGCGTCGAATCAGGAGCAGCGCATCGCGGATGCTGCCAGCAAGACACTGGGCACCTTGGTGGGTGCGCTCTTCGGTTCCTATGTCACTACCGACGAGAGCGATGGGGCTACTTCCGAGTCAGATGAGCGCGACGACGTCATTTCGTTCAAATTCAAGATGAACCTGCGCATGTCTGTCGAGGACTACGACAGGACGCAGAGCGATCTCAAGGAGCTGGTGCTGCTACGGAACAACCTGGTGCACCACTTCATTGACCAGCACGACCTGTGGAGCTTGGACGGATGCCGCTGTGCGCAGGACACCCTGACGGCAGCCTACAGCCGCATTGATCAGCACTTCGAACAACTGCGGGGTTGGGCAGAACACATGGATCAGGCCCGGCGACTGGCAGCAGAGTTTGCCCAGTCCGATGCCTTCCGCGATCTGGTGATCCACGGCATCGCTCCGGATGGCTCAGTGGATTGGCCTTCCGCAGGGATTGTGCGCGCACTGCGGGACGCAGCTGCCGAACTGGCCATCGACGGCTGGACGCCGGTCGCTTCGGCGGGACGCTGGATCGCAGAACGGCTCCCCGAACATCTGCCCGCCAAGTACGGCTGCAGCAGTTGGCGGCAGGTCGTACACGAGTCGCGCCTGTTTGAGCTTCGATACCGTGATGTGGGCGGCCAGCGTGCGGCTTGGTATCGGGCCAAGCAGAACTGACGTCAACCCGCGCACACCCGCTAAATCACGTTACGCGAAGCGCCTTCGGTTCCTAGCATGAGCAGTGTTTTCCATCGGAACGCCTGCCATGACAGAACTCGAACCTATCTCCATTTCCCCGTCGCCTGACCAGCCTCGGCATCCGCAGCAGGAAATCGCCGACCTGCTGGCCGCTGCGTTGCTGCGCCTGCGCGCACACCCCGGACGCAACACCATCGAAAACAGCGAGCGCGTTCGCCTTGGCTTCTGCGGCCACCAGCGCGTGAATGCGAACCCCGATCACAAACACGGAGTTCGTCCATGACGGCACACGCACAACCCACCATCACCTCGGTCGCCGCCCGCGTCGCCGGACTTCCCCATTTATCGATGGGCGATCTCTGGAAGCTGTGGGATGAGCATTTCGATGAACGGCCTGCTCATCATCACCGCGTCTGGCTGGAGACTCGACTGGCCTACAAAATTCAGGAGCGCGCCTTCGGCGGCCTGAAACCTTCGCTGCGCAAGAAGCTCGAGGACATCGGCGAAACCGGCCTCCTGCCGAAGCAGTTGCGCAACGATGCTCTGCGCCTGTTACCGGGCACCATCCTGACGCGCATCTACGATGACATTGAGCATCGTGTGCTGGTGCGCGGCGCGAACGACTTCGAGTACCACGGGCAACGCTTCAAGAGCTTGTCCTCGATTGCGGGCCACATCACCGGCAGCCACTGGTCGGGCCCTGTGTTCTTCGGCCTCAAAAAGCCCGCATCGAAGAAGGTGACGACATGAGTTCACCGCGCACCAATCCGCCAGTGACGGTCACGCCGAAGAAGCGCTGCGCCGTCTACACCCGAAAGTCCACCGACGAGGGGCTGGATCAGGAATACAACAGCCTCGAAGCCCAGCGCGACGCAGGCCTCGCCTTCATCGCCAGCCAGCGGCACGAAGGCTGGATTGCCATCGGCGACGGCTACGACGACGGCGGCTACTCCGGCGGCAACATGGAGCGCCCTGGATTGCGCCGTCTCATGGTCGACATCGAAGCCGGAAAGATCGACACCGTGGTGGTCTACAAGATCGACCGCTTGACGCGCAGCCTGCCGGACTTCGCCAAGCTGGTCGAGGTATTCGACCGCAACGGCGTGTCCTTCGTCTCCGTCACGCAGCAGTTCAACACCACCACTTCGATGGGGCGACTGACGCTCAACATTCTGCTGTCCTTCGCGCAGTTCGAGCGCGAGGTCACCGGCGAGCGCATCCGTGACAAGATCGCGGCAAGCAAGGCCAAGGGCATGTGGATGGGCGGTGTCCCGCCCTTGGGCTTCGATGTCGTCGAGCGCAAGCTCATCGTCAACGAAAGTGAGGCGGCGCTGGTGCGCGACATCTTCCGGCGCTACGGCGAGCATGGATCGGCCGCGCGGTTGGTGCGCGAATTGGAGATCGAAGGCCACACCACGAAGGCGTGGCTGACGAAGGCCGGACGGCAACGTCCGGGGCGCACCATCGACCAGCAGTACCTGTTCCTGCTGCTGCGCAACCGCATCTATCTCGGCGAGATCTCCAACAACGGCCAGTGGTACGAAGGCCAGCACGAAGCCATCGTCACACCCAGCCTGTGGAATGCGGCGCATGCTTTCATCGAACGGCGCAAACAGGCACCGCGCGAGCACGCAGCCAAACATCCGGCGCTGCTGACGGGACTGCTGTTCGCGCCTGATGGCCAACGCATGCTGCATTCCTTTGTCAAGAAGAAAAACGGCAAGCAATACCGCTACTACGTTCCCTACCTGCACAAGCGGCGCAACGCGGGCGCGACCCTGTCGCCCGGCGTGGCCGATATCGGCCATCTGCCCGCCGCCGAAATCGAGAACGCGGTGCTGGCGCAAATCCATGCCGTACTGTCTTCGCCGCAGATGCTGATCGCAGTGTGGCGATCCTGCCAGCAGCATCCTACAGGCAGCCAGCTTGACGAAGCGCAGGTGGTCGTGGCCATGCAGCGCATCGGCGATGTGTGGGCGCAGTTGTTCCCCGCCGAGCAGCAACGCATCACGCGGCTGCTCGTCGAGCGCGTGCAATTGCACGACCACGGACTGGACATCGTCTGGCGCGAGGATGGCTGGCTTGGCCTCGGCCCCGACATTGGCGGGCATCCGCTGGTCGAGGAACAGATTGAGGAGACGCTGGCATGACGGGAGCGACCGACAACCCGCGCAAGCGCGCCGTCCGAATCGAAGTCGGTGCCGATGCGCGCAACTATGTCAGCGGCGGCCAGCGCGTGACACTGGTGCCGTTGACCATCAAACGCCGCCAGAACCGCAAGTTGCTGATCCCGCCCACGCCCGATGCCTATGGCGCGGTGGGCGGCTTGGATGCGCCGATGATCAAGACGCTCGGCAAGGCGTTCCACTGGAAGCGGCTGCTCGACGACGGCGAGTACCCGACGATGGTAGATATGGCGCGCGCGCGGAAACTGGAACCGGGCTGGGTATCCGAAGTGCTGCGCCTGACCATGCTTGCACCGGACATCGTCGAAGCGATTGTCGAAGGCCGCCAGCCCCGGCATCTGAACCTGCATGTGCTGCGCGGTCGTCCGGAACTGCTGCCGCGTGACTGGGCAGAGCAGCGCCGGTTCTTGGGCTTTACTGACGCCTGACGCCACCCACCCGAATTCCCGATGACGGCGAGCCATGTGCTCGCCGTTTTCGTTTGCGCGCGCGGATTGGCGAACCCGAAGTTTCAGCAAAGTTCGCCATTGCGTCCCTTCAAGGTTCGCCACCCGAAATTTGGAATGACACCTGTTCCTCAACAACGCAACAGGAGCGTTCCATGCAGACATCAGCGAGCAGTATCCCCCGGTCGTCGCAGCAGGCGATCAACAGCCTTTCACCCGGCGACCGCCGGGTGCTCAACGAAAACGAACTGGCCCAGCGGTGGGGCGTCAGCCCCAAGACACTGCAACGTTGGCGCAGTGAAGGTCGCGGCCCGCGCTACCTGAAGCTGTCCAAGCGCGTCGGCTATCCCGTCGACGCGGTCATCGAGTTCGAGCGCGACGCGCTCCACGACTCGACGTCCGAACGCGCGGCGGTTTGAGGAGCGATGCCATGAACGACATCACCCTCTTTCCCGCCGACATCGCCGCGATGTCCGTCAGCCAGTTGGCCGCACTGCCCGCCGCGCAGAAGGCCGAAATCGATAAGAACCTCGACGAAGCCCTCGACTGGCTCAAGAAGGCGCGCAGCAAGTTCGACGCGGCACTCGACGCCGCCTACGGCGAGCAGGCGCGCACGGCGCTGCGCGATTCAGGCCGCGACTTCGGCACCGCTCATCTCGACGACGGCCCGCTGCACATCAAGTTCGAACTGCCCAAGAAGGTCAGCTGGAACCAGCAGCAACTGGCCGAAATCGCCGAACGCATCGTGGCATCCGGCGAGAAGGTCGAGGGCTACCTCGACATCAAGTTGTCCGTCTCCGAATCCCGCTACACGAACTGGCCTCCGGCGCTGCAACAGCAATTCGCCGCAGCCCGCACCGTGGATTCCGGCAAGCCGTCTTTCACCCTTTCCATCGATTCGGAGTAATCACTATGAGCACCAATCTCATCGCTTCACTGCGTAAGCAACTGCCATCCATCTACGGCGAACACCTTCCCGACGAAATCCGGTATCGCCTCGCCGACGGCCAGGATGTCGTTGTCCCGTTCGATGCCGCCACGGTGGATGAACTGGCCTTCGCTATCCAGACGGCCAATGCGGAATCGCTGGCGCTCGGTCGCCGTCGCACCGCGCTGGAAGAACTCCACACGGAGGTGCGCAAGCGTGCTGCCCGTGGAGCCGACCGTATTGCCGACGTGTCGTGGGAGGGCTGATCATGAGCGCAATCATTCCTTTCCAGTTTGAAGCGCACGCCGTGCGCGTTCAGGTCGATGGCGCTGGCCTGCCGTGGTTCAACGCCAGCGATATCTGCTCCATCCTGGAGTTCGGCAATTCGCGTCAGGCCCTCGAATCCCACGTCGATGCCGATGATGTCCAGAAACTGGACGCCATCGACAACCTCGGCCGCACCCAGCGCGCCAACCACGTCAACGAGTCGGGTCTCTACGCCCTGATCCTCGGCAGCACCAAGGATGCCGCCAAGCGCTTCAAGCGCTGGGTCACCAGCGAGGTGCTGCCCGCGATCCGCAAGACCGGCAGCTACTCCACGTCCGGCGCGCTGGCAACCCTGCCTGCACCGACCCACGACCGCGTGTCCGCGATCCTGCTGATCGGCGAGGCCGTGGCGAAGGTGCCGGGCGTGAAACCGGGCATCGCGGCAGCGGCGACCCTGACCTGCATTCAGGAGAACACCGGCATCACCACCGAGGTGCTGCGCCGCGCGCTGCCGTCGGCCAACGAGCCAATCTGTGCCTTGAACGCCACGCAGTTGGGCAAGCTGCTGAACCGCTCGGCCAAGGCCACAAACCAGATGCTGGCGGCCAGTGGCTTCCAGATCCGCAACGACCGCGACGAATGGGAGCTGACCGAGGCCGGTGAAGCCTGGGCCGAGGCCATGCCGTACTCACGCAATGGCCACAGCGGCTACCAGATTCTCTGGAATCCCGCCGTCGCCGACGAGCTGAAGGAGGCCGCGTGATGAGCCTTCCCATCATCTCCGCGCAACAGCGCATGGCCGAGCGCAAGGGAGTGAAGTTGCTGATGCTCGGCAAGTCCGGCATCGGCAAGACCTCCCGGCTCAAAGACCTCGATCCCACCACCACGCTGTTCCTCGACATCGAAGCCGGTGATCTGGCCGTGGCCGACTGGCCGGGCGACACCATCCGTCCGGCATCGTGGCCGGAGAGCCGCGACTTCTTCGTGTTCCTCGCGGGGCCGGACAAGTCGCTGCCGCCGGAGGCCGCGTTCTCGCAGGCGCACTACGACCACGTCATCGAGAAGTTCGGTGACCCGGCGCAACTGGGCCGCTACCAGACCTTCTTCCTCGACTCGATCACGCAGCTGTCGCGCCAGTGCTTCGCGTGGTGCAAGACGCAGCCGGGTGCCGTCAGTGACCGTTCCGGCAAGCCCGATCTGCGTGCGGCCTACGGTCTGCTCGGGCAGGAAATGATCAGCGCATTGACCCACCTGCAGCACGCACGCGGCAAGAACGTGGTGTTCGTGGCGATCCTCGACGAACGCCTCGATGACTACAACCGCAAGGTGTTCGTGCCGCAGATCGAAGGCAGCAAGACCAGCTTGGAGCTGCCCGGCATCGTCGATGAGGTCGTGACGCTGGCCGAGATCAAGGCCGAGGACGGTAGCGCCTACCGCGCCTTCGTTACCCAAACGCTCAATCCCTACGGCTTCCCGGCCAAAGACCGCAGCGGTCGCCTTGACCTGCTGGAGCCGCCGCATCTCGGCGCGCTGATCGCCAAGTGCGCGGGCACATCCGTCATGCCCACCAGCGCCGCCACCCCGAACACCACCGAATCCAAGGAGTAATCGCCATGTCGTCCAACTATTTCGATTTTCAGGATGCTGACCCCCAACAGCCCGGCTTTGATCTGATCCCCAAGGGCACCACTGTCCCGGTGCGCATGACCATCAAGCCCGGTGGCTATGACGATTCCTCGCAAGGCTGGAGCGGCGGCTATGCCACCGAGTCCTTCGAGACTGGCTCCATCTACCTCGCTGCCGAGTTCGTGGTCACTGCGGGCGACCACGCCAAACGCAAGATGTGGTCGAACATCGGCTTGCACTCCAAGAAGGGCCCGACCTGGGGCCAGATGGGGCGCAGCTTCATCCGCGCCGCGCTCAACAGCGCCCGCAATGTCCACCCGCAGGACAACTCCCCGCAGGCCGCCGCCGCGCGCCGCATCCAGGGCTTTCATGAGCTGGATGGCATCGAGTTCCTCGCCCGCGTCGACATCGAGAAGGACGGTAAGGGCCAGGATCGCAACGTGGTCAAGGTCGCGGTCGAACCCGATCACCCCGACTACGCCCCGTTGATGGGTGTGCCGCCCAAGACCTCGGGCGGCGGCACGTCCGGCGCTCCGGCGCAGGCAGCGCCCGCATCTACGTATCAGGCACCGGCTGCGCAACGCGCACCCGTGACGGGAAAACCGTCGTGGGCGCAGTGAGGGAGGCCGATGAAATGCTGGGTCTGCAAACGACAGGCACGCGGCTACGGCCACACGGATGGTCGCTTCAAGACCGCCGATCCGCGTCGCTACGTACTCGACTGGGTGTTCTGCTCGCGCCGCTGTCAGGACGCGTTTCACGCGCTGTACGGCAACTGGCAGCGCGCCAAGGACGGTCGCATCGACCGGACGGAGGTCGCCATGATCGATCCGTCTGATGTCGAACTGGCCGCGATGCGCCAGTGCCTTAAGGCCTTCGGAGAGGCGGCGGGCGAGATCGGCTTCGGCAAACCGCTCGGCGACTACTCCGAAGCGGAAGCGCTGCGCGTTATCGACGCCATCGTCACCTGCTGGTCGGAGGCGATGGTCGCGCACCACGAAAAAACCAAGTTCCCACCCGTGCGCGGCATGCCGCCAACACCCGACCCGTTGGCTCCCGATGCGGCGAATCCGTTCGCGGATTTCAACGATGACATTCCATTCTGAGGAGGCAGCGATGCTGGATTTCAATTCATCTTCAAGCCTATCTGATCGTGTCACGACGCTGATCCACATCGGCATGCAGCACGTTCGTGGGCAGCAGGCCGCACGCGACTATCTCGGCGCGTCGCGTCTGGGCGTGGCCTGCGAGCGTGCGCTGCAGTTCGAGTACGCCAAAGCGCCGGTCGACCACGGGCGCGACACCCAAGGCCGGATGCTGCGCATCTTCGAGCGTGGCCATGTCATGGAGGACTGCATGGTGGCGTGGCTGTGCGACGCGGGTTTCGATCTGCGCACGCAGAAACCCGACGGCGGTCAGTTCGGCTTCTCCGACGCGCACGGTCGCCTGCGCGGTCACGTCGATGGCGTGATCGTCGGCGGGCCTGACGGCTTTGGCTATCCCGCGCTGTGGGAAAACAAGTGCCTCGGCGCGAAATCGTGGCGTGAACTGGAAGCCAAAGGCCTCGCTGTCGCCAAGCCGGTGTACGCCGCGCAGGTGGCGCTCTATCAGGCCCACCTGCAACTGCACGAGCACCCGGCGCTGTTCACCGCGATCAACGCCGACTCGATGGACATCTACGTCGAGCTGGTGCCCTTCGATGGCGCGCTGGCACAGCGGATGACGGATCGGGCGGTGAAGGTCATCTCCGCGACCGAGGCCGGTGAACTGCTGCCGCGCAGCTTTCAAGACCCCACTCACTTCGAATGCCGCATGTGTGCGTGGCAAGAACGCTGCTGGAGGAAAACAGCATGAGCCATTCTCCAATGAGCCAGTTGCTTGGCGAACAACTGATCGACTCGCGCCAAGCGGCGCTGATGTTCAACCTGCCGACCTACTGGTTCTCCCAAGCCAAGGAACGCCAGCAGCGCCGCATTCCGCATTACCGCGTCGGCAAGCTCGTTCGCTTCAAGCCCAACGAACTGGAAGCGTGGATCGTCGCGCAGCAGCCCTCCGGCGGGGAGTCTGCGGATGCTTGATTTCAACGACACACCGCCTCCTGTTCCTCGTGATCTCGACGCCGAACGCGAAGCGATTCGCGCTGAACTGCTGGCGCGGGTGGAATCCGTTCTGGCCGCGTTGCTCCCGGCAGGCCGCAAGCGTGGTGGCAAGTTCCTCATTGGCGACGTGCTCGGCAGCCCGGGCGACAGCCTGGAGATCGTGCTCGATGGCGAGAAAGCGGGCCTGTGGACGGATCGTGCCACGGGCGACGGTGGCGACATCTTCGCGCTGATCGCCGCACACCTCGGCATCGGCGTGCTGCACGATTTCCCGCGCGTGCTCGACGCAGCCGCCGATCTGCTCGGTCGTGCCAGAGAAAAGCCTGTGCGCAAGGCCAGCAAGAAGGATGCACCCGTCGACGAACTCGGCCCCGCCACCGCCAAGTGGGACTACCTCGACGAGGCAGGCCATCTGATCGCCGTCGTCTACCGCTACGACCCACCGGGGCAGAAGAAGCAGTTCCGCCCTTGGGACGCCAAGCGCCGCAAGATGACACCGCCCGACCCGCGCCCGCTCTACAACCAGCCGGGGATGGCCAGCGCCGCGCAGGCGGTGCTGGTCGAAGGCGAGAAATCCGCGCAGGCATTGATCGACGTGGGCATCGTCGCCACCACGGCGATGCACGGCGCGAATGCCCCGGTGGACAAAACCGACTGGTCGCCGCTGTCCGGCAAGGCCGTGCTGATCTGGCCCGACCGCGACAAGCCGGGCTGGGAGTACGCGACGCTGGCGGCGCAGGCCATTCTGTCGGCGGGCGCGAA